CCTCACTGGTGATCCCGGCATTTCTCAGCGCCGCGAGCGCGGAGTCGTCGCTGCCGCCGGTACTGCCGGTACCGCCTCCGCCGCCGCCAGAGCTGCCGCCGCTCCCGATGGCCGACGTTCTGCCGCTCCCGGCCAGCGTCATGCGCAGAAGCTCATCAGAATCCGGCGTGATACCGAGCGCTCCATAGCCGGAGTAATCGCCGACACCCGCGCCGAGCTGCGCGAGGGTGAGCTGCTTGTTGAAGTCGTCCATCTCCCGCGCATACCGCGTCTCATCGGCATACCGCTCATCCGAGAGCGCGTCACGGCCACGGCTGTATTCCAGCTCATCGGCGTAGCGCTGGTCGGCAATGTCCTGACGATACCTGTCATAGGCAAAGTCGCGGTCGGTATTGTACTGATTGAGCTGCCCCTGATACCGGCTGTAGGCGTCGCTCTCCAGGCCGCGGAGCATGTTCAGACGCCTGAGCATATCATCGCCCTCGCTCTGGTACATCTCATAGGCCATCTGATAGAGTTCGGGGATCTTGTCGCTGAGCTTGGCCATATAGTAGTCATTGGCCTGGCTCGCCGCAGTCATGGCCGCCGTGGAGGGCATCCCGCCGGTCATGGCGGCGGCCTGTCCCATGGTGTCCTCCATCGCCCTCTGCCCTTCGCGGGTGTACTGCTTTTTGTAAGACTGCCACCGAGGATCACTGGCATAGTCATAAGTAAACGGCTCGCGCTCGCTGAGCGCCCGGTTCACCTCGTCGATCATGTCCTGATACTGGCTGACGTACTGCGGCGCGGATTCATAAGAAAACTCCTTCTGCGCGGCGGGGAGCTTTTTGTACTCATTGCCCGCGGCGCCGCCGGAATATCCATAGCCAGCCCGGATCCGCTCTGTCTCATCGTGGAGAGCGGCGCGGCCGGCGGCGTCGGCATCTGCCCACAGAGACTGATTCCGGAGGACCCTGGCATAATCCTCATCGCTCATCAGCGCGGCGTCGGAGCCGCCGGAAGCGTAATCCCGGTACTTTACGCGCTCAACGATCTCGGGAGAGTATTCTTCCTCCCAGTTTCTCTTGTTGTTCGCCATAGGCCCTCCTTATCCGACTTTTCTCTCCAGGTCTTCGATACGATGATTCGCGACCTTGACCTGCTCTTCCATTACAGGCACGCGCTGGGCGAAATTGTTATGTGTTCGGACCTCTCGTGTCAGCTCTTCGAGCTTGGTGTCCGTGATTGCCTGGGCCTTTTCGAGACGGGCATCGGCGAGCTGCGACTGCTTGTCCAGCTTCTCCATCATCGCCTTGTTGTTGACCGCGGCAATAATAACCTCAGCGGCCACAGAAAGCCCACCTGCGATGAGCGCTACGATAACAGCATCACTCATGGAGCGCCTCCTCCCTGAAATACCTGGCGCTGGACACCTCCAGCGTCGCAGCCAGCAAAGCGGCGACGGCCACGACCGTCTCATTGACCTCGCTGCCGTAAGGGAAGCCCCAGATCTTGCAGAGCGCCAGCCAGAAGATGCCGAGTGCCGGCAACCACCGCTGGATTTTGCTCAAAATGTCATATACTTTGTTCGGAAACATCAGTTTTCCCCCATTTCTGAAATGAATTGAAGATTTTTCCACTGAAAAACTAATCTTCGTCTTCAAGAAGCCCGGAAAAGCGCTTTTCATCCAACGGCTCCTGCGCCGACGCGGAACTTTGCAAGGTTTTCGCGTAGTTGTAGAACATCTGCGCGACTTCGGCCCGCGTCGCGGGCTCTGTTGGCCTCGTGCCATCCATGATGCCGCGCTCCTTCGCCCAGGTGACGGCCTCTGTATACCACGGATGATTGCTCATGTCTCTCCTCCCATAGACCAAAGGCCGGAGCTTCTGCCCCGGCCTTGTGTTACCCCATGAATAAAGGGCGTGTATTCGGTTTGCTTCCCCAGATCAGAGCGCCGCAGTCGCCTTCTCGGCGTCGTGCTGCGCCTTCTGAATGGTACGCCGGAGCGCCATGTGCTGCTGCTCGGCGTTTTTCAGCACATCCAGGAACTTGCGCTTGATGGAAACGGTCTCGCCGCGCATGATACGGATGGTCTCACCGTTCACGGACACGAGAATCGTGCTGTCGCCGTCACCGGGCAGAATGGGCGCGGTGTACTCGACCAGCTCCTCCATCAGGTCATCGACCGAGGGCGCGGGATTCTTGACAGTGTTTCCCATAGCATTGTTCTCCTTTCCTGTTTTTCAGAAGCCGCCCGCCGAATGGCAGGCGGCTCGATCATGCGTCAGTTGGTCGCCGTGCTCTCGACACGGACGATATACTGCGGCACCAGAATCTCCGCGGCGCGGGTAGCCTTCCAGCCACAGGTCGCGCGCTGATCCAGAGCGTCGCCGGTACCGGCAGAGCCGAGCTGCTTGACGATGTGCTTGAGGCCGCCTCCGTTGACCTCGGTGACGCCGTAGGCATCATCGCCGAGAATCAGGGTGGAGAAGACGTCCACGCCGTTGACGCCGGCGCCCTGGCCGTACAGCACAACATCTGCGGAGATCGTGGCAGCCGCGCTCAGCGTCAGAGAGGCGCTGCCGGCGTTGCCCGCGGTGGCGCTGGAGATCGTGACCTCGGTCGCCGCGCTGCCGACATAGACCTTCTTACCGGCGAGGGCGGTCGCCTCGGCGGAGGTGATCTTCTCCTTGACCGCGACGGTTGTGGAGGAGCTCACGTTGGTCTTGACGGTCAGAGTCGGCTTGCCACCGGCGAGGGTGGCCGCGCTCCACTTCTTGGCCCTGCTGGACTGGACGAAGCGGACGCCGTAGAGCTCGCCGATCTCGTTGCGGTAGAGGTGCTCGGGGTCCGTGTACTCATGCGGATTGCGCCACAGGGGATCCTTCATCAGGTCATACTTGCAGTACGGATGAATGATGCCGACGTAATAGCCGTTGATCTTGGGCGCGTTCTGAGTCTCCAGGTCGCGCACGGCCTTCTTCACGTCATCGACAGTGAGGTTGCAGTTGCTCGCAGAGCTGGTGTAGTGGAGGGCGCTGCGGGCGCTCACGCCGCCGCAGTAGCGGACCACGGTTCCGCCATTCATCACCTCGCGGGTGATGGTGTCCAGGGTGCGTCCGGCCTGGGAGGCGATGAGCTTCGTGGCCTGCACCAGGTTGTTGTCCACGGCGGTGAGCAGCAGCAGGTCGGAGAGCGTGACGTAGCCGCCGTACTGGGCAACGGTAGCGGTAAGCGCGTTCACGGACATGCTCTGGCCGTCGGGAGTAACGCCCTCGGTGAGGGCAGTGGTTGCCTCGGGCAGGGGGTCGAAGCGCCTGAACTGAATCGTTTTGCCGTTCCCCTGGGGAATCGGCAGACGCTGACCGAACTGCTCATGCACCAGCTCAGGCTCCGCCAGGTCGATGAGGTAGTCACTGTAGAAAGTGCGCATCTCATCGCTCAGGTCAGCGGAGGTGGTGGTGTTGGTGTTGGGATCGCCGTCGAACAGGTCGAGGACCATCGGCACCAGCATCAGCTTATACAGAACGTTCTTCATGCAGATAACATCTCCTTTTCGTAATCGATGTGCGACTCAGGAGATCAGAACGAAATGCGCTCCCCACGCAGGGCGCGGGCCGCGACATCTGCCCGATCCTTCTTCGTCAGCTTGTGGACGTCATCTTTGGTGATGACGGCGGAGGTGCTGGACGCACCGTTCTCCGCAGGACGGGACCCCTTCGCACGGAGATTGTCCACGACCTTCTTCTCGGTCTCGATGGCCGTTGACTGTTTGGCACTGGCCATGATATCCGCGAGATGAAGTACCAGATAGGCGTGTTCGACCGGTGTACCCGCCCGCAGCATCGACTTGAAGCTGGGGTTCTTCCATTCGGTGTCGAAATCGAACTCAGGGTATTTCTCCTTGAGCTCGGACCCTTCCCGAAGCCACTGACGCACCTGCGCCTGTGCAGCCTCGTTGCCGACACGGTTCGCCTCGGCGGTCTCGAGCGCCTTGCTCTTTCGCTTCGCCTGGATGTACTCGCGATATGCCTCTTTGGTCATGCCGGCCTTTTCGGCAGCCTCTGCGAGATAGGCATCGTCGCTGTCGATGCGCTCACCGAGCACCTTGAGGTCATCATCAATGATCCCGTAATGCTCGTAGAGTTTGTTGACAATCGCCTTCAGCTCGTCCCGCTCCGCTTCCGTGGCCTTGACGCTCTTGAAACGATCATTGAGAAGCCGCTGGGTCTCCTGGGTATAGATGTCCTTGAAATCTCCGTTGACCATCTCAAGGAAAGCCCTCCGCTTCTCCTTGGGGCTCATTTCAGGAGCCTTCTGCTCCCCGGCGTCGGGAGCCTGCTGCGTCGCGTCAGGGGTCACAGCAGATGCGTCCACCGGCTGCTTGCCATACACGACCTTGGTCTCGCCCGCTTTTCCCCGGCGGGTGTTCCCGGGGACGCCATTGGTCTCGCCCTGCGCGCCGTTATCCCCAGCAGGAGCAGCTGCGGCTGCGCCGGCACTCTCCCCGTCGAAGAGATCCAGACGCATCGGCACTCTGAAGAAATCCATATTGTCCTCCTTCGCGGCATGTGGGCGCTCGCCGTGTGAGCTTTTTTATGATGCTATAGGGAGGCAACGGCAAGAGTTGCCCAGGCCCCTGCCGTTGCCGATGAAGCATAGATTGTCAGAGAGATAGAAAGCAAGTGAGCGAGTGAGTTGAAAGGAGCACGGCAAAACGAAAAAGCCGCTACGCACATGCACATGTGCGCCACTACACGCCACGGAATCGCACCCCTTGACAATCCAGTTCCGCGCTTCGATTCTCATGGTATCATCTGTTTTCCATGATTTCGCCACGAATCAGAAAATTTTTTCTGCGACATGGATTTTCTGCGGCGCCGTCGCCTGGAGACGCAGG